CGAATCATCAAGAGAAACCACGCAACGGTCATGCACAACCTCGAAATCCTTGCGATAAACATGAGAGCAAGACCCGACATCAAATTCCTTCGTACACAGGTTCTCAACAGGACGAGAGATTTTTTGCAACATTAGCGAGAACCCCCTCCATCTTTGCGTGAGTGAACGCAGAGGCTACCATCCTTGACCTGTATCGCAGCGGAGAAATCCGCAAGGCTTGCCTCACGATTACGGGGGGCAATCCGCTTTGGAAGGACCTTGAACAAGAGGTCGTCCTGATTCTGCTGGAGAAAGACCCCGACAAGATTACCAAGATGCAGGTCCAAGGCTACCTGCGTTTTTACATCGTTCGGCTCATCATGAACCTGTACCGGGGCAACAACAACCAGTTTGCTAAGAAGTACCGTCATCACGACGAGCGGGTCGAAGTGGACCCCGAAACCCAAGAAGAGGGCAAAGACTACGACACCCTGCTCGACGACCTTTGGGCTATTGCCCAGAGCGAAATGGACTCTTGGGCCAAGGATGGGGCCTTCCCGTACGACAAGGAACTGCTCAACCTGCTGATGCAGACGGGCAATATGAAGGCGATGAGCCGGGAAACGGGCATCCCGTACCGCTCCATCATTTACTCCATCGAACAGGCCAAGGCCAAAATCAAAACCGCAATCGAAGCCAATGGATATACTGGTATTTCCAATCCTGATTAGTGCTTTAGCGACCCTTGCGGTCGTGGAGTTCCGGGTCCTGCCCCAATGGTTCTACGCTCTGCCATTCGCCAAGCGGAAGCCGTTTTCGTGCATGACCTGCTTCGGGTTTTGGCTTGGCTTTGCCCTGACCCTGCCGACCTGCCAATGGTACTTGGCTCCTATCCTCGGACTCGCCTCATCTGCCACCGCAGTCATCATTCGGGAATGGACCTTCAAATGACCAACGAGCAATTCATCGTGGCCCAAAAGCACAGGAAGTACTGGGACCAGTATGTGGCATCGCTGACGATGCGACTGCCCCCCGATGCAGTTGGTGAACTGCAGGCCATCCTCACGGCTCATGGACGACCGCCTACAAACTGGTGGTGCGCTGACTGCGTAAAATCGGCTCTACAATACATTTACCTTCAAGCGGACTTGTTTGCCGAAGCCAACCAAAACACCATAAACCACTCCCTGAATGCCCCTACCAATCCCGAAGGATAACGAAAGCAGAGAAGGCTTTATCGGTCGCTGCATGAGCAATAACCAAGCCAATGCGGAATTCCCCGATACGGCTCAAAGATTAGCCGTTTGCGGCTCAACGTGGGAGAATCACAAGAGGCAGCAGTTCGAGTCATACTCCGATTACGGCCAAGAGATTCGGGCAAATGCAAAGAGGGGGATTGAACTGAACGAACGCAACGGGAACAAGTGTGCCACGCAGACGGGCAAGGTCAGGGCAGCCACTTTGTCCAAGGGCGAACCCATCTCGGTTGAAACCATCAAGCGGATGCACTCCTACCTGTCCCGTGCTGAAACCTACTACGACAACGCAGACGATACCTCGGACTGCGGTTACATCTCCTACCTCCTGTGGGGCGGTAAGTCTGCTTTATCATGGAGCAGGAATAAACTCCGGGAACTTGGCGAACTCGAAGGCTAAAGACGAAGACGAAGCCCAAGTGCAGGCTCGGATGGATTCGCTAATGATGGTGATTACGACCCTGTGCGACTGCATCGGAGCGGTGGACGATTCCAATGCCCCGAATGCATTTGCCGTGAAGATGAAGATAGTGGACAAAATAGACGAACTCATAGACAAAATCGAATACTGATGCAGCGAGTACCCATAGGCACAATCAAGAACAACCCGAACAACCCAAGGGTCATCAAGGACGACAAGTTCAAGAAACTCGTGCAGTCCATCAAAGACCTACCCGAAATGGCCGAGGTTCGCCCAGTTGTGGTCAATACCGATATGGTCGTGCTTGGAGGCAACATGAGGCTCAAAGCCATGCGTGAGGCTGGATGGAAGGACGTGCCGATTCAAGTCGTGGATTGGGACGAGGACAAGCAAAGGCAGTTTATCATCAAGGACAACGTAAGCGGAGGGGAATGGGATTGGGAGATGCTTGCGAATGAATGGGACACCGAGGAACTGCAAGAGTGGGGTCTTGACCTTCCCGACTTTGACAACGCCAAGGAATTAGAGGCGGAGGAAGATGACTACGAGATGCCTGACGAAGTGCAGACCGACATCGTTCTGGGCGACCTGTTCGAGATTGGCCCGCATCGTTTGCTTTGTGGGGACTCAACGGATAGCGATGCCGTTGCGAAGTTGATGGATGGGCAGAAGGCTGATATGGTATTCACAGACCCACCTTATGGAATGAAGTTAGATGCTGATTATAGTGGCATGAAAAGCGAAATATTTAAAGGTGGAATAGGAGGTAAAAAATATGATAATATCAAAGGCGACCATGATGACTTTACAGATGAATTGATTAATACAATATTTGCTTGTTTTAATGATTGCAAAGAGATTTTTATTTGGGGTGCAGATTATTTTGCTGAGTTGATTCCTAATAAGAATGAAGGAAGTTGGGTTGTATGGGATAAGAGAGCAAATGGAAATGATAATATATCTGAGGACAAAAGTTCAGATAAGATGTATGGAAGTACGTTTGAATTATGTTGGTCAAAGAATAAGCATAAAAGAGATATTGCAAGGGTAAAATGGGCAGGAATCTTTGGTATGCCATCACAAGATACTAAAGGCAGAGTACACCCAACACAAAAACCTATTGAGTTAGCTAATTGGTTTTTTAATAAATGGGGTAAGGATAATGATTTAGTTGCTGATTTATATTTAGGTGGTGGCACTACAATGGTCGCAGCCCACCAACTAAACCGCAAGTGCTACGGCATGGAACTTGACCCAAAGTACTGCCAAGTTATCGTGGACAGGATGCTTAAACTTGACCCGACCTTGGAGGTCAAGAGGAACGGCCTGCCATACAAAACAGCCGAATAACAGCCGTGAGTAACCCGATACCAAATAACAAGCCGTTTGAAAAAGGGCAGTCAGGCAACCCCAATGGTCGTCCACGCAAGTACGTCAGCACCTTGGTTGACCAAGGCTACAAGCGGTCCGAAATCAATGACACCATCCAAAACATGATGGCTATGACCTTGGAGGAAGTCAAGGCGGTTTGGGACAACCCAACGGCAACGGTCCTCGAAAAGACAATCGCCTCGGCCATCCGCAAGTCCATTGAAAAGGGAACGCTCTACTCCATGGAAACCCTGCTCTCACGGGTCTACGGTCAACCAAAGCAGGAGGTCGCTGCAACCATATCGCCTCAACCAATTTGGCAGGGCGTAAAACTACAAGTTGACACCAACCACAACGGCAATCAAGATTGATGGATTCCGCAAGAGAATCCGAATAGTCCAAGGAGGTTCATCGGCAGGCAAGACCTTTGCCATCCTGTCCTTGCTTTATTCCTATGCAGCCAACCCCGAATGCGGTCCGCTTGAAATATCCGTAGTTTCCGAATCCATCCCCCACCTTCGCAGGGGTGCGCTCAAGGACTTCCTCAAGATGCTCAACATGACAGGGCTTTACCAAGAGGAACTTTACAACCGAACCCTGCTCCGATACGACTTCCCGCATGGCTCCTACATCGAGTTCTTTTCCGCTGACCAAAGCGACAAGATGCGAGGGGCAAGGAGGGACGTGCTATTTATGAACGAGGCCAACAACATCACATGGGAAGCCTATCACCAACTGGCTATCAGGACAAGGAACGCTATCTACATCGACTACAATCCAGTCCGAGAGTTTTGGGCGCATACCGAATTGATGAATGACCCCGATGCCGAGTTCCTGCTCGTTACCTACAAGGACAACCAAGCCCTTGACCCTGCCATCATCCGAGAGATTGAGAAAGCCAAGACCAAAGCCGAAACGTCTGCGTATTGGGCGAACTGGTGGAAGGTCTATGGCCTCGGTCAGGTCGGGACGCTTCAGGGGGCCATCTACGAGGACTTCGAGGTTGTGGAGGGTATAGATGTCAGCCGTGCGAAATTCGTTGCCCTTGGGCTTGACTGGGGCTTCAGCAACGACCCAACCGCACTCGTAGCAATCTACCGCCAAGGGGACTGCCTGCTGATTCAGGAACTGCTCTACGCTACGGGCCTAACCAACCAAGACATCGCAGACAAGTTGCGGTCGCTCGGCATCACAAGGGCTTGGGAAATCGTTGCCGATTCAGCAGAACCGAAATCCATTGAAGAAATCTACCGACTTGGATTCAACATCAAGCCAGCGGAGAAAGGTCCCGATTCGGTCAGGAACGGGATAGACATCCTCAAGCGGTTCAAATTGCAGGTTACCAAGGACTCGACCAACCTCATCAAGGAATTGCGGTCCTACACTTGGGCGACGGACAAGGAAGGCAAGAACACAGGGGTCCCCATTGACTCCTTCAACCACGCCTGCGATGCGATGCGGTATGTGGCTCTCAACAAGTTACGG